CTCGGTTGCCTTCGCGCTGCTCTACTCCAATGTTCTCAACGCTCTATCCGAGCGTATTGAAAGATTGGAACTAGAGCCATCGCATGGCCCCGGTTCTACTCAGGATAAGCTCCTGGGGAACCGCAAGTTTGACAGCCCTTTGTGGACTGAAAGACTTGAAATGCTCTTCCCTTTTGGATACTATTGTAGTTCCAACTGGGCTAGAGATTTAGAGCCAGAGATTTTCCTCGCCCCGGAAGATGAACCGCCTGTTCAGGTGGTTTTTGTTCCTAAGACTCTGAAAACTCCTCGGGTAATTGCTATGGAACCTACTCACATGCAATATGTGCAGCAGGGACTTATGCGTACCCTTGTACCTCTTCTTGAGAAGAGTGAGTTTGGGAGATCGCAGGGATTTTCCGACCAAGAACCCAATCGGGCGTTAGCTCGAAAGGGTTCCTTGGATGGAAGTATCGCTACGATCGACCTCTCAGAGGCGAGTGATCGCGTTCTGAACAGCTTGATCATAGGTGCCATGTCTCCATGGCCTGTGGTCAATGACGCTGTTCAGGTAAGTCGGTCGACTCACAGCAGACTTCCATCTGGGCGTGTTATTGCCCTTAGGAAGTTTGCTTCAATGGGGTCTGCCTTATGTTTTCCTATTGAGGTCATGGCATTTAGTGCCATTGTCCTCATGGGACTATGTAAGGCGGGTTACACTCTTGAACAAGCTACTCAGCTTTTTCGAGAGGGTGCTGTCCGCGTCTACGGGGACGATATTATCGTTCCCGTAGATAGTGTTTCCTTTGTGGAAGACACTCTTGAGGTTTATGGTCTCAAGGTGAATCGGAGCAAGTCATTTTCAAATGGCCGGTTCCGTGAGTCTTGCGGTGGCGATTATTTCGCCGGTGAATGGGTTACCCCTATTCGCTTGCACAAAGATCTCCCTTCCACGAAGCAGCACGTATCTGAGATCATATCCATAAATGCTACAGCTAATCAACTGTGGTATCAAGGTTATGATCGTGCAGCTGCGTATTTGCATTCTATCTGTGAATCTATCCTTAGGATTTATCCTAATGTAGACCCACAGAGTGAGGTGATCGGTCGTTGGAGTTTTATGCCAACTGTCGATCGACACAATACACAGCTCCAGAGAGCAGAGGTCCGAGGTTGGAAACTTCGGGCTCCGCTTCCTCCTTCCCATGCTGGTGACCGTGGTGCCTTGTATAAGACACTACGATACCGATGGGATGACCCCTTGCACAAGGGTCATTTGGAGCGCGCTGGTAG